GCAATAAACTTATCCCAGTCTTTCGGGATCTGCGTTACCTTGTTCATTGCCTCATCCCATTTATCCGTTTCTTTTTTGTGCCTTGCGAGGAGCTGACGTTCTCTCACGTTTTGCTGAAACTTCAGAATGCCGTAATAGTCGCTATAACTATTGTCTTCCTCAATTTTCAAGTTTGTTCTCAGAAACGCTCTGTCTTTGGCCGACATATACTTTTTTTCTTTTGCTTCGGACCACCAATAAAAGCTTGTGTCAAGTTTTTCTATCGTTGCGTTGCTCCAGCGGTTTGCGCTGTAATCGTAAGTGATAAAATCTTCATTTTTGTAATCAATGAATATCTCATATGCCGGCATCGTTGCTCCGAGCCGCAAGTTCTTTGTATAGAACAAAGCAACCTTGATTATATCACCGTACATTCGGCATTTTGCATACTCCCTTGTTTCGTATCTGTATTGGGTTGCACCGTATTTTTTTATCATACGGGGAGTATCTTTTCCCGCCTTTTCAACGAACGACTTTGGTGCAGTGATTTTCGGAAGCTTACTCAGCTCTTTTAATTTCATGAAGAGCCTCCATTTCTGCCTCTGTCACTATATCGCCGTATTCATTGTACGGCACGCCTGCCAACATTGATTTACCGTCAACCTTAAAAATCGAATACCACAGTATTTCTTTGCTATACTGGCTTTCTTTGAGCATACACACTACGGTGTCTTTCTGTGCGCTTACTGCCATTGTTTTCCCACGAACGATAAGGAACTTATCGCCTTCTTTGCCACAAGCCATATCGTTATGTACATGGTGATTCTGTTCACGGTATGGGTGCAGTGTGATGTATTTTGCCGTCGCCTTTACAAAATCAAGCACATCAAGCTTTTTGCGGAGCGTGAGAACAGTACAGCTTATCTTGCTGTCTATATCATCCTCATCAACATCGCCTGTTGCATCTACCTCGTAAATCACGCAGTTATCAAAGCGGTAGTATGATAAGCAGTCAAGCGGATTTTCGGCGCAGTGGAATCCATTTTCCCTGCAATTAGCCTTATCTGTGTAGTTAGGCTCATTTTCCTTGAATTTGTACTTACGGCAGGTCAGATCTTCGTTGAAAGCTTTATATGCTATCATCTTCTGTTTCCTCCACACCCATATCGAACAGTGAGGACTGTTCTAATTCTTCTTTTTCCTCGGCAGGCTTTGTTTTCTTAGGTTTATCCGCTATTTTCTTCTTAGTCGTTTCAGCCTTTTCGGCAGGTGCAGGCTTCGGCCTTTCTGCTTCAAGCTTTTTCTTCAGTTCATCATCAGAAAGCGTGTAGTATTCGTCTGCGAGTGCAAATATCTCCTCAGAAGACATTCCTATCATTATTCCGCCCCGCTTGTCTGTATTGCTCATTTTACGGGCTTTTTCGTACGCTATATCCGATATGTACTGATAGCACTTGCTAAGCGTCTTGCCCTCGGCTATCACTTTTTCGGCGTAAATGGCATCGCTCATTATGCGTTGAGCAACATGATCTCTGATAGCGATTGCCGGCACATTGTAGCCGCTAACTGTAGCAGCTTCGTTGTTTAATTTGGTCATAGCACTTTCTTTATTTTCCATTGTATTATCCCTTCCTGCGATAATCAGCCCAAGCCATTGTTACTCGCTTGTAGCTTTCAACAAATCGGCTGATTATTGCCGCAGCTGTTTCTGTGTCACCCTTTGCAGATAACTTTTCTGCAAGAGCGGATGTGTTATAATTCGTTGTGATTATTGTCGGCAGTAGTGCTTCATAGCGTTCGTTCAGAATGCTATACAGCACGGGCACCGACCATTCAGTTGTCTGTTCCTTTCCCAGATCGTCTATTATCAACAGATCAACGCTCTTGTACGCTTCGAGAACTTCTTCTTCCGTTACTTCGCTGTTACGCTCGTAACAGCGTTTTATATCGCCGAGAATGTCTATTGACGTTTTGCAGATAACCGGAACGCCCTTGCTTATCAGTTTCAGTGCAATAGCAACTGCGAGATGTGTTTTACCGGTTCCGCACGTTCCCTCAAGGTATAATCCCTTACCTTGTGCCGAGTATTTATCAAATTGCTTGATATAATCAACGGCAATTTTAAACGCTTCGCTGTTTTCGGCGGTAACTTTAAAGCTCTCAAGCGTTCTTGACAGGTAACGTTTCTTTATTCCCGATTTGCCAAGGATAGCTTCAATTTTCGCCTGCATAAGGTTTCGTGCTTCCTGCTCTTTGCGTTGCTTTTCTTCTTGCGCTGATTGTGCATCTCGTCGCTTCCAAAACTCTATCGCTTGTGCACAATCGCATCTTTGCGGCTCGTTTGTGCGCCATACAAGCACCTTACCCATTAGCACTATGCCCTCATAGTACAACCGCTTACCGCAGAATTTGCACGTTTCGGGCTTAGGCGGAGGATAGTCATACGGTATGCCATACTCGTGTACTTCCTTACTTGTGTAGATAGGACCGTGAACATTACCAATCGCTTGGTTTGAAAGGTTTTTCATTTCTTCCATTGTTCACGCCGCCTTTCTCTTTTAGCTCATACACGCTTTGCCATGAACGCTCAACAGATTGTTCAAGAATCTTCTTTTGCGTTACCGTATCACCGGGCGCAAGAGTTTCAAGCTTTTTGATTGTTATTTCCATTGCGTACTCTGTCATCGGCTTGCGCATTTTCTTTCGCATTTCGAGAAATGCCTGCCATGCTGGCTCAAGCTCCGGAGCAACTGCGATAGCTGTTGCGGTTTTAGTTTTATTTATTTTATTTTTATTTTCTTTTATTTTATTTTCTTTTGTAGGGTTTTTCTCGGATTTATCGGGGTTTTTCTCGGATTTACTGGGGTTTTTCTCGGAAAAACTCTCTTTTGGGTGCACTTTAATAAACCCTAACGTCGCTTCTTCGCTTAAAATCCAAACGCTGGGTTCCACAAACACGTCTCTTTTTGTGGATTTTTTTGCTTCTTGATAACGTGTTTGTATTGATGCAGCAGTAAGTAAGTTGTCCGCCGAAAACCGTGTGTTATCAAACAGTGACTTGCTTGCGAGGAGCTGTACTATCTGCCTTGTCTTGCCCTCCGGCACTCCCGTGTCTGCACTTGCGCAGCACACTAAATCGTCGTCGTATGCGATGTAGTACCCCTTGCCTTTGTATATCTCACAAAGTAGGTAAATGTAAATTATTATCGCATCAGTGCCGTATTCTGAGCCTCGTATAATCTTGATTTTTCTATCCGAAAAAAAATCCACATCAAAAGGAAAGTACGACAAACCGTCGCATTGAGGTCTTGCCATCGCTACCTCCTTGACTTTGTGTTAAGCCTGAGCTTTTTACATAAGTATTCGTCAAGCTTTATACCGTAGATGTAGTTTTCTTCAAACAGCTCTTTTTCTCTGATATGCGCCTCCATGTGATGTTCATGACATAGAGCGATTGCTCTCATTCCTATGTGGACCGTTTCTTCACGATCTCCGCCTATGCCTATGCGGTCTACATGGTGTACTTCCGCTCGTGCGTTGCATATAGCACATTTGCGGTGTTCAAGGCACATATACAGATATTTACCTATATCGTCTGTTTCGTGCAGTAACGTGTCTTTTGTTGGCACGTTCCAATGAAAACAGAACTCTATCAGGTGTGTTATAAAGTCCTTTGCCGTTGTCATATCGACATCGGACAGCGAAAACCATTCGCCGTCGTGACGCTTGATGTAGTCCCACGTCATGTATGCCCTGATAAATTCAGGCTCATGCCCGCTCCACAATGCAATGTCACGAACGATAGCGAATATCTTTCTTCTTTGGTCGGCGGAGATCCTGCGACCGTCATTCAGTCGCAGTTCTACACTGCCGATATGCTTTTGTATCAATTCCCGTTCAACGTTTTCGGGAAGTTCCAGCAACAGCTTATTGCCGTGCTTGTCAAATTTAAGTATCTTTCCGGTCGTTATCATCTGTATCACGCTCCCTGTGAGTGTGCATATACACATATACGCCGTTAGGACCTATGTTGCGGTAGATAAAGTCATCGCATTTTTCTTTAGACAGATGATTTTTCTCCGCCTGAATTTCGTAGGCGTATTCGCCTGCAATTTTCTTTTTTGCGATGCGTTCCTTTATATCCGCCTCCGTGTGATTAGCCTCTATCATATAGAGGTCGTAATTGCGGGCTGTAACGCCGTTAAGGTTGTTTGTGTCGGTGGCATATATCATCTTACCCTTGTCGGCAAAATGTAGCTTATAGCCGCAGTTTGGTACGTTGTGCTTTAGCGGTACGGGGATTAAATTACATATCCCGTAACCGTACATTTTTCCGTATTCATAAACGTCTATTCGGCGTTTGGATATACCCATATCTAAAAGCACGGGCACAAGCCAACCGCAACAACCGAAACGCAGTAACGGTCTGTCCCTTGCAAGACTTCGTATCGAGGATTTATTAAAGTGGTCTGAATGAATGTGTGTAAGCAATACAAGCTTCAGCTTGTCCGCATACGGATGTATCAGCTTATAACTTACACCGCAGTCAATCAGAATGTTATCCTCAATAACCACCGCATTGCCCTGCGAGCCGGTGGAGATTATCTCATACTTAATCATAAGTCTTCAAGGTTTATATTCTCTACAACATCAGCAACTTCGGGCTGTGTTATCTCGCTGTTGCTTACAAGGTGCGGCTCTGCGGGCATTACGTCCGCTTCGGTTGCGATATTCTCAAAACCGTCCGAGCTACGCTGAAGAACGTTGTTATCGTGTTCAAGCGCTACTCTCAACGGCTCTACTGCCATTCCGCCCCACTTGCTGATCAGCTGACGGATCATAGTCTTTTTTGCCATATCGTCAAAGCTTTTATACCAGAACGACGAGTATTTCCACATCTCGTTTGCCGGGATTTCGTTGTTTATCAGCTTTGCATACGCATCTTTACTAAATGCAGGGCTGTACTTGTCTGCATACACAAGCATTTTGTCCTTGCTCCAATACATTGTCTTTTTGAAGCCGTCAATATACTCAAACATTGCATAATATCCGATAGTGTCCGTCTTATCACGCTTTTCCTCGTTATCAATGATAAGCGCATCAAACTCTTCGGTAAGGGGATTCCAACCTATAAGTTCACCGTCCTTGATTTCTTGGACAATTATCTTGCGGTACATACCGCTACGCACTGCAAGCTGTATGTAACCTTTGTAGCCAAGAACAAACTGTGCGTTGACGCATTCAGGCGAAATCAGATTACGATTACGGTCATACTTTGCTTTCTGCTTGAACGGTACTAAATAGAACTGACCAAGCTGTGGTGACGGCGAAAGATTAAGGCTTTCGCCGAGGAGTGCGCCTGCTACAATCGTAGATGTTTCGCACTCCTGCAACTGCGGATTGACCGCTACCGCAGATGTGATTGACGCAATAAAGCGTTTTGCCCTTTCGGGATCGGCGAGCGTGTTGCGTATCAGATTCTGATACGTTGGTGTGCTTATCGCCACCGAAAATTTAGGCTTCTTCTCGACCGGCGCATTATAACTGCTCATACTTGTAACCTCCGTTTACCAAGAAATTCTTTAACGCTTTTATTTCTTCAAGCGTTCCATTAACAGCGAATGCAACACGGTACAGCTTTGCAGGCTGTTCCTGTGCTTCGGCAACAGTAGGCGGTGCAATCGCTTCCTGCTGTTCTTCGCCGTAACTTTCGACTGCCTCATCGACACGAGCCTCAGCCGCTTCATAGATTGTCTGCTGTTCCGCCTGCTGTCTGGCTCTCTCTGCTACTTCTTCGATAGCCTTTTTGCGTTCAATCACCGTCTGAATGGAATACGCAACATTGACTGTCCGCTTGTATTCAACAAGGATTTCCGGCTGTAAGTCCTGAGGCTGAGTGGCGATAAGCTTCAGCTCGTCCGCTATTCTGTCAAGATATGCGGCAGCCTGTTCCTTGAGCTTTTTTGCACTCGCTGAAAGCGTTACCGTGATACCGCTTTTTTCGTAGGGAACAAAGTCGATACCCAGACTTTCTGCATACTCGTCATAGTACGCTCTGATTTCCTTTTCCTTGTTAGCCTTGATTGCGTTTTCGACAATTGCAATACGTCCCTTGAGGATTGCGTCCGTCTGCTTATAGATATTCGTTACGCATTCGGTATACACTTCCTCAAATCGCTCATACGGCGACATAACTGCACGCTTGACCTCTTTGCGCTTTTCTTCAAGCTCGAGGAAATCTTTGTTAAGATCTGCTCTGAGGCTTTTGATTGCCTTGACTGTAGCATCATTACAGTCAAGCGCTAAAACGTGCTGCGTCTTAGCGTCAATCTCAGCTTTGATAAGCTGTAATCTTTCTTCGATTATCGGCAACTGTTTAATTGTGATAACCTGACCTTCCATTATGTGTAGCACCTCCTAATGTTTCTGACATCATTCTGTCTATGACTATCTGTTCTGCAATCAGCATAACAGCATAATCTATCGTTAATCTTGCTCCGCCAGCATCTCCTTCTCTTTCTACGATACGGAAGAGCTTTGCGTGAGCCTTCGGCAATGCCACCCAGAACTCGCTGTCTGCTACAGCGCCTATTCTTAGCATTACCTGTGTTTTCAGCGACATCGCCATATCTTGACATTCCTTTCCGAATGTGATATACTCATCACAGTAGCACTTTTATATTTATTTCTTTGGCTGTCCTTGTGACAGCCTTTTTCCTTTATACTGATTCTCTACCGACAACCTCCCTCTTTATGTACTGGCTGAGTCGCTCTATCTTCTTATGAAGATTGACACCGAACAGAGCCTTTTCTTCTTTCGTACAGCAGAAACGCATATACATCTGTGTTACCATTATGTACACGTCTGCAAGCTCCTCAATTACATCAGCACGCTTGCTTTCGTCCATATATCTTGTGCGTCTGAGCTTCAATATTGCTTTCTCAAGCTCGGACATCTCTTCAAACAACATATCTTCCTGTGCCATCTCGCCATAGGATGCAATTGCACATCGGAGTATCTGTTCTTCATCTTCGTTTATCTGAGGTATTGACATTTTATTCTCCTGTGTTATACTTATCTTGTAGATTTTGCTTTGCTCCCTTCGGGGAGCTCTTTTTTTATTCTCTACCGACAACCTCATAGACCACTTTGTGTATGTTTGTCATACTGTAGCACGTTTCGCTTTGCGTATGTCCTTTTCTGTGGAAGTGTGTTTCTGTTGCATCGAAAAGGTGTGCATTACAGCTTTCAAAAACGAACTCACACCAGTTGCCATAATCGCCATACTCGGTGCGGAAGATGTCGCCGGGTTTCATCTCTGCGGCAGTTTTGATAATCGGCTTATCATATCTAAGCATCGTCGTCTTCGTCCTCCTCGCACTCCTCGCCCTCACAGTCTGTTACATTGATATTGTTCACAATACCGGCAAGTGCACAGGTAATCTTCATTACTTCTTCATAAGTAGTAACGGTTGTGCTAACTTTAAACTTCATCTGCTTGTCCTTTCTGCAATCTCACTGTCTATCATCGTTTCATCGTATCCTCGGCTATGCAGAACATCTTTTGCCCACGAACGCTGTTCTTCGCTTTGGTATGCTCTTAACAGACAGTCAAGGCAGTATTTCTGACAGCCATTTGGCAGTACTGTGCCGCACGTTTTGCAATGGTATTTCTTTTTATGCTGCTCCCGATACTTTTCGTTGCGTTTTCTTCTTTGCTCTCTTATTGCTTCGGCGTGTGTCTTTTCATACCGCTTTTTGTATACAGTCTTCCGTTTAGCTCGGCAGTCATTACTACACAAGCAATACAGCGGATTTGCCGCCAAAAACGATTTTCCGCACACAACGCAGATTTTTTCAATTTTCATTGTCGTGCCTGCCTATCATGCTTCTGTACCACAACTGTGCGCAGTAGTCAAAGCCAACCCATACAGCCGCAACAACAAGGATTACAGGGATTATTTCGCCGCCAATGGCTTTATATCCACGTTCGGCAAAGGCAAGCGCTGACAGCGGAACATATACCGCTATGCCTGCAAATGCTGTCACCCATACTCTGATGAACTGTGCGACAACGAAGGTAATCACCTTTTTTATTTTCATTTCGTTTACACCTCTTTCTGTGCCAAAAGCTTAGGTATGCTTGTCCTTTTTATTGCCGCTTCAATCTCGATGATCTTATCACCGAAGATTGAAACTCTCGTCCAGGTACTTCCCGTAAGTATCGCCGCCTGATATTTTGGATATTTCGCCGGCAGTACGGTATAAAAGCGACCTTTATAAAGAAACTTGCTTGTTACAGGTCTATCCTTTACTTTCGCCATTGCACGCTATGGACGCTTTAGCTCGTAAGCCGTCCAAGGCATTTCTTGCTATGCGTTCAAGGATTTTCGGCACTTCCTCAGCTCTGCAACAGTAATCAGTTGCTATTCTGACTTTCGTGTTGCCGATCATAAATTCTTCGGCAATCTTTGGCTCTGCGCACTCCATAGCTGACACCTCCTTTCGTCATTTTATTCGCCGTGGGCTTGCCCTTATGTAAACCGCCCTGTTTTTTCCGCTTTTTCGAGGTTGATGAGGTTTTCATCAGCTCTGCGGCGGAACTCTAACAGCTGTTCTTTAAGCTTCGGGATAAGAGTACGTTCATCATCGCTTAATTCGCCGTCTTCCATAAGAAGCGATAACTGCTTGATTACGTCGTCCATTTCGTAAGTTGAGTTCTGTAATCTCAGTAAGGCTCTTTCGGCAGGCATCTGAGGCGGTGTCTCTCGGCAGTCCTTGCCGAGCGGGCATTCATTAGCGCAGTACCACTGCCGCAGCTCAGGTTCATTGTAAGTGTCTGCCATAAGAGCAACAACGATGTTCGGCGGTCTGTTTATATCCAGCTCGTACTTCTTCAAGCTGTCTTCCGTCACGCCTGGGATCACCTCTGAAGCTCCTGCTCGTGTGAACAGTTTTTCGTTAAACTTTGCCGCTCTCATTCGGGCTTCAAAGTATCTGTTTCCGCAAGCTTTCGTCGCCTGTTTCGACATTTAATTTCACCCCTTTCGGCACTATAATAAATACAGAAAGTCAATCTTTTTTGTTTGCTTTCTGTTTTCCGCCGAGTGTAGCTTGTTGTTCAACTGAAATGTCAGCCTTTGGTGTCAACATTCTTACTCGGCGTTTTGCTTGCATTAAATAGAGATTTCAAGAACGCTTGCAATTGCATTTCTCATTCGGTCGCTACTGCGTTTGTTGCACATAAAGCCGTAAAGACTTCCAAGCGGATAACCTATCTCCTTGGCAAGTCGGTCGTACTTCCAGCCTCTTATTGTAAGCTGTTTTTTCACTTCCGCTATAAACAAGCGGTTGTCACGCATTTAAACACCCCTTTTCAGACTTTTTTGTATGGAAACTTGACAAATGAGGTAAAAAGTAATATCATATACTTGTGAGGATATATGATATATACTTTTTACTCAATTGCTTGGTTGTAAGGGAAGAGGTCTGTCCTTTTCACTCACATATTGCTCGTCTTTCCGAGCTGTCATCACGCTCCTACCGATTTTTGCGCTTCGTTTGTGGTGAGCCAGTCAACATAATGCGCTGGGCTTGATACGCTCAAGCGGGCTTTTGAGTTGTATTTTTTCTTACATACTTATTATATCTCACTATAGTGAGATTGTCAACGCATTTATCTCACATTTGTAAGATTTCGTGAAATTGTACAATTATCACGTTCAAAAACTGTGCATTTTTCGAGGTATAACTATGTTTTGGGAAAGATTTTATGAGCTTTGTTGCAGAAACAACATCAAGCCCAATCCTTTAGGAAAAATCTTAGGTATTTCCTCAGGGGTAATCACAAAATGGAAATACGGCTCCCTTCCTACTGCGGAAGCGTTAGTAAAGATAGCCGACTATTTTAACGTTTCGGTAGATTATCTAATTGGTCACAGCACATCAACTGACCAATTAACATCATTGCTTGTTCAACAAGCAAGCGCATTATCAAATGACGACTTGAAAAAAGTCATAGAATATGCAGAACTATTAAAATCAAAAAATACTGAGCATAACGACAAAAAGTGAATATCCAAATTCGCACAAGGAAGCTTTATAGTTTCACTTGTTGCACTTTTCAGAAATTAACTTAATCGTCAGTATCAGAATTGCGATTGAGTTTAAAACCAGTGCTATGGGAGCCACTATCTCACCTCACTGCGTTTTGTATTTTTTCTTACACGTTTATTATAATTCCGAAATCGGAATTTGTCAATACGAAAAATCCGTTTTCGGAATTTTCGTATTGTTCCACAAATTTCCCAACGAAAATTTGTTTATAATTGTATTTTTTTTAGAGAGGTAATATGTTTTATAACAGATTAAAGCAATTGTGCAAAAGTAAAAACACAAGTATTACTGCTGTGCTAAAAGCATTAAATATTAGCACATCCAAAGGGACTGCTTGGAAAAATGGCTCGGCACCATCATCAGAAATTGTAATTAAATTAGCGGAATACTTTGATGTTTCGACCGATTTTTTACTTGGTTTATCAGATGAACCACACAGAAAAATCAAATTAAGCGATGTCGATACTATTTTGCCTTCCTATCCAAACGAAAAATTTGTGACAAAATTTGCCGTAACTTTTAAAGATGAAAAAGAAGAACAAATTGGTTTGCTTATGGAACAAGCAAAATCGCTTTCTGATGAAGACCTGCAAAAAGTTATTGAGTATGCTGAGCTGTTAAAGCTCAAGAGCAACGATAAAAAGTAAAAAAACAGCCCCTAAGAGCTGTTTCTACATATATTTAATTTAAAGGAGAAAATTATGTTACATTTAGACACAACTATTATTATCGCTTTAGTGGTGGCTGTCCCCGTTATCTGCCTTATTTGTCTTTATATATCACACAACGTAGCTAACAAAAAAGTGAAGTTTGTTGCAAGCGTAATCACATGGATTTTCGCACTTCTGATACTCAGCGTTCTTATGCTCAGCCTCGTTCCTATGCCTTACTCAATCTGCACCGTTGTTCTCGTTCTTGCGTTAGCGCTGCTATTCAAGGTAATTATACCTATAACACAAAAAGTCAACGGCAAAAAAGATGAGCAGACTCCCGATGAGCCTGCAAAGAACGATGATAGCATTGAACAGCTTGAAAAGCTCGCTGAATTAAAGGACAAGGGCATTATATCAGAAGAAGAATTTGAACAGAAAAAGGCAGATCTGCTTGCAAAGATATAAGCTGTTTTAGCAAAATCGCTTATAGTTAACAGTAGGAGGGAATATGCAGTATTTTTGCGATGAATCGTGTTATTTACAAAGTACCGATGATAGATTTATGGTAATAGGTACTGTTTATTGCACTAAAACAGCGGCCAAAAAAGCCAATAAAGCTATTAAGGCAATAAAAGCGAAACATAACATAGAAGAAGATTTTGAAATAAAATCGACTAAGATTTCTCCGGCAAAGTACGACTTTTATCATGATCTTGTAGCATATTTTATGGATAACGACGACTTGTATTACAGGGCAGTTATCATCGACAAAACCTTATTACATCACGAAGAGTATCATCAGACACACGATGATTTTTACTACAAAACGTATTATTTATTGTTAGAGTACTGCCTAAAAGGTCAAAATAATGTAGCGTTTCTCGACAAAAAAGATACAACGTCTGCGAGAAAGTGTGCTAAATTGCAAACCGTGCTGAATAACAGCGGTCACGGTCTTTTCCGCTATAACGTCATACCAGTAGATTCTAAAGACTTCCCTCTTATACAAATGGCGGATCTTCTGACCGGCTTAGTATGTTACAAATCAAAAAGATATGACACGAGCATATCTAAAATCAACCTGATAAAATTTATCGAGGCAAAGCTCGGTTCGGAGATTGATAAAACTAACTCATTGGATAAAATGAATATCTTGAAGTGGAAGGGGAAAGCAAAAAGATGTATAAAGAGTGCGAGTGGCTACCTGAACTAATCAAAATACCGTATGAAATAGAGTCCGAAGAATCAAAAAATTATTTATATTCGTTTTATCTCAAAGATTTAAAGCAAAGCACAATTATATATCAAGGAAAAGAAGTTAAACTTAGAAAACACCCTGAATGTGAGGGCAAAGAAGAAGCCTTTTTCCATATTATAGCGGGATTGAATTATCCAAGAGATAGAATAGTTACAGAGCGTGCGCAACGGCTTCTTTGGGGAAAAGCAATCATAGAAAACACACCGTGTAAATGTGTATGTTGCAACGAAAAGGTCCAAGTATGGCAACAGCCGCAAACAAATCCTAAGCAGTGCCGTAGATATAAGCTATACATGGATAAAAGACGCTATGTTGTCGTTTTAGA